TTGTTCGTACGTCGCAATAGCCTGTTTTGCGGCCTGATATTCTTCCTCAGTCATCTTCTTCGCTCACTTCTTCCGGCTCCGGCTCCATCGGCGCCGGCTGCTCTGGCTGCTTCCCCGCGGCCATGTCGCTTTTCGCGTCAACCATGTTGGTAGGCTGCCAGTACCGTTCCCCTACGTTTTCGTCTTCAATCGGGTTGTCACCGATGCGGTATCTGATTTCATTCGCGTTGTACCAGCCGCCGTATCTAGCCGCGCGATACGCTTCGTATTGAGTCTTCATGTCGCCACGTTGCAAGCCGGACAGGTCAAACTCGAATTTGGCGTGTTTTTGCATCGCCGGCGTGAGTAGCTGTGTGTCGAGCGCAATTTCCCACCGCTCGGCCCATGGCCGTATCGTGTCGGTGCCATATTCAATTTGCTGATGCTCGATGTTGGAGTATGTGGCCTGACTCATATCTTTTAGCTTATGCGGTGGCATGTTGAGGATCCGCGCAATTTCCTGTATTTGGAATACGCGCGAGCCGAGAAACTCGGCGTCTTTCAACGGCATGGAAAACGGCGTGTATGTCATACCTTCCTCGAGAATGAGAAAGGAGCCGGCATTACTCAATCCCGCGCGATGCTTTTTGATGGAGTCGCGCAAGTTGTCCTGTGCTTCGATTCCCATGCGCTCAGGATGCGTCAACGCCCCGGATGCGTGAATGCCGTTTGCAATGAAGTTGATATTAAATTCCTGTTGCGTGAGGCCGAGGTCAATGGCTTTTGCTTGAAGCTCGATAAGCGAGTAGCCTTGAAAACCGTCAAAACCGAAACCGGCAAGGTGAAATATTTCGTCCCACTCGTACCGTTGCTCGACCTGCGTTTGCGGATGGCGGTATAGGTAGTACGGGATGTTGTCGTCGTCAATTTCCACCTTCATGCGTCCTGGATGCATTGGCCATAGAGCGACTATCTTTAAGTTGTTTTCCACCGAAGCCCGCTGCTTCCATGCATAGCCATTCCCCCAGGTGATGGCGTGATGCTGTAGCGTTTCCTTGAATCGATAGGCGTCCATGTACGGGTTGGCCATCTTGGTGACAATGTTGCGGGTGGCATGGTTTACATACGGCTCCTTTTTGCGTGGGCCGGTGATCTTAAACAGGTCAGTGTGGCAAGATCCTATCGTCTGGCTGATTTGAAAAACACCGGAAAAATAGGCGGAGAAGTTGAGCGCGGTTTCGCCGGTGATATTGTGTATTGTGCCGTTGGCCGCGCCGATTGCAAGCGCGTCGAGCCAGCGGTCGAGCTCGTCGATGGTTTGCGGCCGCCACTGTCCGGATGAGGCGAACACACGTAGTGCAGTCTGAAACCGCTGGAGAATATTGGGTTTTTCGGCATTTCTTGCCGATTTTGCCAAGAAAGCACCCTACATCGAACAGAAACGTATAATTGCTTATGAGTTTATAACGAATTATACAAGGCGTCAAGGGCAAAGCTATTGCACAGTAACTTCCTCAAGATATAGTTGATAATCCCATTGGGCGCCTTTCTTAATATTGATTTTCGCCCACATCGGCCGGAGGTTTTCGAGTGCCCAGCATAGCTTAAAACCAGGATCGTCTGGTGATTGAAAATCGAAAGAGGCAACGGGGCGAATGTGGTCAATGTGCCATTTGCCGTAATTATCCCAGCTCATGTTTTTCCAAAATTGCGATTCAAGATGCTGTTTCAAATCGTCGAGCGTGTAATCGACGAGGGACTCCCAATGCGCCCCGTCTTTGCTTCCGCTTTGCAAAGATTTACGCATGCCACCGGACATAGCTATTTTTAGTTTGTTTTTTAACTGCGCGTTACGTGTGTTTTCCCGCTCCCTTCTTCGTTTTTTAACTTCGTCTTGCTGCTCATATTTTTTGTAATACTTGCGGTGGCATTCTTTGCAGGTGCTTTTTACTCCGGCACTATGCGTTTTGCTTTTGTGAAATGCGCTTAGTGGCAAAATTTTATTACATGAAATGCAGCGTTTTTTGCCTTCTTCGATTAAAAGTGATTTTTCGCGATTATGCATATATATATGCAATTTACCCTTGCTTTCTGCGTGCTGCTTGCCTTTGCATTCTTTACATATTGCCTCTCGTCCTCCTAAACCGCTACGGTTCTTATAAAACTCCTGTAAGGCTTTTATTGCCCCGCATTGGCTGCATTTTTTCCTCCCAATATCTACTAAGCTGCGATTATCCCTTATTTTTTTATAACCCGAATAATTATAGGTGCGATCTTGTTGTCTTCTTGGGCGCCGACGGCAATCTTTGCAAACCGGGCGCACCCCTCCAATACATTTTGCTGATTTGTGAAATTCCTTTATGTGCTTAATTTCGCCACACTCTGTGCAATATCGCTTACCTTTCGCCAATAACTCACACAACCTGGTTTTTTCTTTTTGTGACAAAGCCACGTTTGACCCTCCACTATTTAAATAACGATAGCGCCGCGTTCCTCGTACACCGACTTCTGCTTCTTGTTTCTCACGGCACGGTCGAGCGCTATAATCTTTGAAACCACCGCGTCGATGTGTTTGCGCGGACTGCTTTTCACGACCCGGGTATTGCCGTTGGAGTCGGTTTTTGTAACCGCGTTCGAAACCATCCACGCGACAACGGGATTCTGGAAAGATTCGAGCTGGCCATTTTTGAGCTTTGTTTCAAAGTCTTTTGTGGCCGGTGACATGTATTTCCAGCCCTGCGGAAACTCGACAAGCTTTTTCTCAAGCCCTTCTTTTTCGAGGTTGTTGATAAACTGCGACGCGTTGTAGGGATCGTATGCGATTTCCTGCAGGTCAAACGTTGCCGCGTCTTCGAGTATCCGTGTCTGGATAAAATCATAGTCTATGGTGCGCGTCGGGGTGAGAATAACGTGCCCCTGGTCGGCCATTTGCTGCCACTCAAATCGTTCGCGCAGTTCTCTCTCCCGGATATCGTCTTCGGGTAAAAATATCCGGTCGTAGAGCCGATATGAGTCTTCCCATGGGAAACAGAGCGTATACGATGCCGTATCGCCAACGGTTGCGAGGTCGATGCCGGCAAAGCATGTCATGCCGGCCATTTCCTGTAAGTCAAAATGCTTCTCTGCTTTTTGCCAATCCTCATTTTTTAACCAGCCAGTTTTGTTTTTTGTCCAGATGTTCAGGTTTTTGTTTTTGAATTTGTTTTGCTCTGTTGGCATAGCGAGCGCTTTATCGAAATCCGCCTCCATCGCCTTGAGCTGTTTTGATACCCCCAAGCAAGGGTTTGCTTTTGACCATTTTGACTTGTCCGTCCAATCATCATCCTCGTCAAGCGTAAAAACTATGCCGAAATACGTCTCGTTTTTGGCTTTGCCGGACAATACCCGTTGGCAGTATTCCTCTTCATCGACGCACGGTACTTCCGGGTCAAACCCGGCGGTGGTAATGTTTATGGTCATCGGTTGCGCGCGGGCGCTCATACCATCGACCATGATCCGAAATACACCGTCTGTTTTATGCGCGTGATATTCGTCGATAATGGCGCAATGCACGTTTTTACCGTCAAGCTGGTCTACGTCTGAGGCAACCGCGGTAAACGTTGATGTTTCTGTCTCGGCGTCAACAATGCTGTGCTTGTAGGTTTTAAATAACTCCTGCAGCTCCGGGTTTTTGATGACCATGGCGCGCGCGTACTCGTAAAACACGATTTTTGCCTGATCCTTGGTTGTTGCGGCCGAGTACACCTCGCTGCCGCCTTCGCCATCGATGACAAGCATGTATAAGCCAAGCGCGGCCACCATGGTTGACTTACCGTTTTTCTTTGCTACTTCGATAAAAGCAATACGAAACCGGCGCTTGTCTTCCTGGTCAAGCCACCCAAAAAGCACCCACACAATAAACTGTTGCCACGGCTCAAGGATAAGCGGTTGCCGGTCAAGGGGTCCTTTTACATGGACGCAGTAGTAATGCGTGAATAGTATCGGGTGGCTTGCGCGGGTTTCGTCGAAGTGATAAGGGAAATCCGGGGTATTTTGACGCTCCAAGTCGTCCAGGTGGCGCTTAACGGCAAGCTTTTCCCACTTACAGGCAATGCGCTTGCCGGATTGCACATCTTGTATGTATTGGTCAACGGTTACTTTGATGTCATTCATTTAGCCAGATGTAGAAAATCCTTGATATTTTCCGGTTTGCCATTAGTGTTTTTTGGCTTTTTTTCGTCTTTTTCCACAACAACGGCGTCATCACTAATACCAAGCTTTTCAAACCACTTATACAAGTCGTTGCTCAGTTTTTCGCACATCTTCCACTGCGGCCGCTCAACAGTTTTTGAAGTAAATTGTGTGCTAACAACTTCAGTTTTGCCATTTTCCACGATGTCGTCACGTAGCTCGCAATACTGTTGATACAGCTCGCAAGTCAGGATAAACGCTTCAACGCTGCGTCGCGTTAGGCGGCCAGAGCTCCAGAGCTCGTTAAAATGCCGTTTCCAAAGTTGTTCGGCGTATCCGGTCAAGTGCGACGGACGGCGCGGCTTTTTGGTTTCTGTTTGGGCTTCTTTTGGTTCGGCACGATCTGCGCGGTATGTGCCGCGGGCTTTTTTGATGTCGTCTGGTACGCGAGGGTTTGGCATACTAATTCACCCCCACGCCAATAGCCATCGGCAAAAACCATTGATGCGGCTGTTTTTTTGTTGTTTGGTCACATCCCGAAATAATTATGTTGCGGATCTTCTCGCACCTATCCACCCACCATGACGCCATGATCATAGCTTGCACCGTTGTATCGTTCATTCTTCAAAATCCTTAAACCATTTTTTTATCGCCTTCGTCCATCGATTCCAATCACCGCCGCGTTCAGCACAACGCGCAATGCATTCCGGGGCCGGTGTTTTAACGAGTTTCAGCTCGGCGCCCATTTTGATAAATGGATCCCGGTCAGCTTTTTTCGGCGCACATTGAATAACCCAGGTGTTCCGAATTTCCGGATAGCGGTCAATTGTGTTGACAAGGTAATTACGGCAATCGTTTACCCGGTCAAATAGAATCTGCTCGCGGTCGTGGCCGTCGCTGCCGGTCAACGCTTGGTTGATGAGATCGTAGTCAATAAGCACGTCACCAGCCGACATATGTTTTTTTGCATACGTGGTTTTACCGGCGCCGGGTGGGCCATAGATGAGGTAAATCATAAGTTATAGCCTCC